TTAAGATCTGAATATTCAACAATACTCTCTCTCCACTCTTCACTCATATTTGCCATAATAGCAAGTGCTGCCTCATTTGTATCGGCATAACCTTCGGCAACTAGGTGCTCAAGGATTGTGTCAAAGAGGTCTGTTTCAACTTCTTCACGAACTGAACGAGGATTGAGATAAGGATTTACATCAGAACTATATTGAGTTCCGCCAACATTTTTACCAAGATGCTTTCTCTTTCTTCTATTCTTCTCCAACTCATATTGCTGTTTTGCAGTTCTTGGTTTGGGAATTTTTTTACCGGTAATACCAATTTCAGTTTCTTCATTAGCAAGCGATTTCATACCATGCTTCTTAACATGCTCACCAGCACGACGACCTGCTTCACCGGCAAAAGAAGCAATTTTACCTAATGTTTTTCCAGTTTCTCCTGCAAGACGACCAGCAGTTTGTGTTGCTTCACGGTGACGCTTCATACCTGAAAGAATTTGTCTGGCAATTGCATCTCTGATTGGTTTCTTTGATTTTGGTTGTTCCTTTTTAGATTCAGTATCAGCACCACTAGATGCTGGTTCCATTCTTTCAGATTCTTTTCTCTTTTGTGCCTCCTCTTTTGCTTTCTTTTTCGCCGCTTCTTTGGCATCAATCTTTGCTTTCACATCAGCATAAGATTCGCGACGAGGGCTTCTTTTTGCCGATCTTTCTTCCGTAAGAATAGTAAGATCTTCCGAAAGATCATAAACGAATTCTACAAAATTATCTAGACCAACCTTCTCAATTAAAATATCAATTCCATCATCATTGAGTCCATAAGTATAAAAATACTCAGTTGCCACTTCAACAATGTCTTCATCATATACAGTATTATTATATTCATCTGCCAATCCCCGCAATTTATCATCATAAACTGCTTCATACATGATGCGCATATCTTGAAATTGGTGTAAATTCATTCTACTTATTGACTTTTTAGTTATTTATACAAAAAAACACTCCGAAGAGTGCTTTTTCTTAAAGGCTTTGAGTCGTGCCTTTGCCTGTCGGAGAGCCTGAGGTTTAAGTTTTCTCTTTTGCTCCTTCTTGGAATGATGGAATCGGTTTGGAACTTGCATTGGTCTTGTGCTTATGAGATGATAATACTATCTATAATCAAAGATGTCAAGAAGTCCAGTTTTGAAAGTGTCCTATACCTCCGTCTTATATGAGAATCCATTTTTTTTCTCAAACTTAATCACTCTACCAAATTTGTCCTCAAGTCCGGTCTTATGTGAAATGACAAATACATTAGTATTCTTAATGACATATCTAATAATCTTAAGAAAATTATCTGTACCAAACTCATCCAGAGAAGAATCAAAAATCTCATCAAACAAAAGAATATTACAATTTACAGAGTTCTTAACTCTTGCAACTTCTCTCCAGGCAAATATCAAAGCAAGATTAATTTTCGCCTTTTCCCCTTCACTGAAGGAACTATAGGAAAAATCTTCATGAATGGGGGACTTAATACTTTCATTAAATTCAGAATCTAATTGAAAATTAATATAAAAATCCATCATCTGTAAGTATCTATTCACCTGTTGATTGATAAATGGAAGATACTTTTTAATAATCGTTGTCTTTACTCCATCATCTTTAAGAAGAGAATATGCAAAATCATAATGAACGATTTCTTCTTTTTTATCTGAAAGGTCATCAAATGTTTTTTGAAGATTATCTCTAAACTCTTCTAACTTCTCATTTTCAGTATTTCTATTTTTAAGTTGTTCGGTAATAGTTTGAACTTCAGATTCAAGGTTTCGGATTTGTTTCTGACTGAGTGAAATCCGAGTATTGTTTTGAGAAATCTCATGATTGAGTTTCGTAATCTCCTTTGATAGTGCTAGAAATTGACGCTCTCGTTCTTGCTCAAACTTCATAGTCTCCTCAAGTTCTTGAAAACCTTTGTGAAGTTCCTTTGCTTTATTTTGAACGTCGGAAATTCTATTTAACCTAAACTCTTCTTCAATTGTTTGAGTACAAGTGGGGCATACTTTATTTTCTGTAAAGAACTTATGTTCTGTGGTAAGTGTAGATACTTTCTGAGATATTTTACCCTTAAGATTATTAAGTTTTCCCAATTTTTCTGTGGCCCCAATAACTTCTTCCTGCTCTTTCGTATATTTGAAGATATCTTCTTCAATATTAGCATTGCCAATCATATAAGTACCAATTTCAGTATCTAAATCTGAAATTTTTCGTTTATTGGAATTTATATTGGCATTACCACGATTCTCAAGTTCCTCAATAAAACTCTTTTGCATTTCAACCTTATCTTTAAGGTTTTGCTTTTTCAACTCAAGAGATTTTATTTCATCTTTCCTAGAACGAATATTTTCTTTGATTAGATTATTCATTACTGAGAATATCCGAATATCCAATAAATCCTCAATTACCTCCCTACGATGTGCAGTTGTAAGCTGCATAAAGGGAACAAAGGTGCTAGATCCTAAAATTACAATTTGAGTAAAACTGCGATAATTTAATTTAAGAATATTTTCTTCTAGTAATTTCTGATTGATACGATCATCAGATTCTTTATGAAGAGGAGTACCGTTTACTTCAATATCAAAAATATTTGGTTTAATTCCACGCCTTACCAGATATTCACGATTATTTACAGAAAACTCAATTTCAACTAAACAATTTTTTTCATTAGTTGTATTGATGAGTTGATTTTTATTAATTTTACGAAATGCCTTATTGAAAAGAACAAATGTAAGAGCATCAAGAAGGGAACTTTTTCCATTTCCGTTAGCCCCAATTAGTAAATTTGTACTATTCTTTTGGAAATCAATTTCGGTAAAATTATTCCCGAAAGAAAGTAAGTTTTTATATCTAATTTTATGAAATAATAACATTTTTAGGAGGAATTACAATATCATCGGTAGTAATAACGGCATACTTGTAGTTGTTGGTCTTACAAGTCTTTATGGCAAGTTCAGCATCAACTTCTACGATTTCCATTTCTTTTTCGTAGTATTCATCATACTCAAGCATCATAGCATAACGAGTGGCATCATCCTCTTCTTCGAATAAAAATAAAACCTTTTCTCCATATTGGTCCTGAACGGCATATGCTCCATCATCTTTACGACCCTTAAGAGTGAGAAGAAACATTTTACTCCACTTCACATGCTTGTTTATAAAGGTCTTGAAGTATTCCTTTAATTATAGTTTTATTATAATCAAATTCCGATTCGTCAATATAACGATTCAGAATTGATATGGTATTTTCATCCTCATCAATATCAAAATCTTTATTTTCTTGAATTTCAAAGTTTTCAACAATTTTAAGTTCCTGAATTCCACAACTATAAAGTTTATCAATAAATTTTTCAAAAGACTTTATATTTGATTTTTTACGAACAATGACTTTTACAATTTTCTTCTCATACTCACGAGTATCAAATGTTTGGTAAGGAGTATCTTCGTAATAAATGTTATAGAATAATTTATAAGGATTATTAATTGGTCTGTGCTCCAGAGTTTCAGTATCAAAGATATGAAATCCCCGAGTATCATTTACATCCGTCCAGTACATTTCATAAGGATTACCAAGATAGAAGATAGATCCATTATCAGAACGAGTATGGTAATGACCAGAAAATACCTTTTGGAACTTTGTAAAAATATTCGGGTCCAGTCCATGTTCCTCCATTACAAGATGTTTATTGACTTTAAATCCTTTGAGTTCTAAATGACCCATAGCAATCTTTGCCTTTGACTTCTGAATAACCTTTAGAGTTTCATCATGATTCTCAGTACAAATCCAAGGAATAAGAGTCATATCAATTCCACAAATCTTAGTATTCGTTGGAGAACTATATGTCTTTATGTTTGGATAATCTTTGAGAAGTAGTTCTGGTGCGTTTATTTCATTTGAATTGCGGAGAAAAGCATCATGATTACCTATAATCATATGAACATCGTATTTTCTAAGAGGATCCAGTACTACTTTTCTAGTCCAATCCAATCCCCAGAAATCAATACTCTTACGGTTATCAAAGGCATCACCCATATGAATGACAGTGCCCACTCCGTGCTCCTCTAAGGCAGGGAAGAATACATTCTTGTAGAATAACTCAAAGTAATCGTGAAGGTGCCTAGAGGACTTCCTGGCGCTCCAATGGCTGTCAGTAAAAATTCCAATAAGGGTCATCGGTTTCCGTTTTTATATTGAATTGCGTCTTTCATGGAATTATATTCTGAATTGTTCCCAGAAAGAACTCCATCATCAATTGTCATAACTTCATCATAACCAGTTCGTTCAATAATTTTTGTCTTAATTTCAAGTTGTTTCTTTTCTTTTTGAATTCTCCTTAGAAAGGCATAATGAATGATTTGAGTGAAGTATGCAAAAGGATTCT